GTGTTTTCCCTAACTCTTCGGTGATAAAAATGAATGCATCGACGCACGTGTTGTAAACGTTACGGGAGCATCCCATGGCAGCAGTAGCAATTCCGACGCATGCGGCGGCGGTTGCTTCGAGATCGCGAGTCCTCTCTGGATAGAGAAGATGGGCAAGTAATTCAGCTTCGTCTCGGTACGCGATTCCTGAACGGTTTCGGTACGATAGGAGCTCGACTTCTGAGAGTGAGGTTCCTGCGGACGTCTTGTCGGCTGAAAGATCTGCATTGAAGCGTCTCTTTGCTTCCTTTTCGAGGGCGGCCAAAAATGACTTCTTGTCGTGGTGAAGGACCATCTCTGCGAAAGTGACGAGTGAATCGTCTCCTTGTACGAAGATGTTGAAGTGCTGGCTCTCGATGTTGATTTGCAAAGAAGAAAGACAGGTCAGAAGCATGATGCAGTTGACAAACGAATCTAGGAGTTGAGTTTGCTGGTAGCCTGAGGCTATGCCATTGAACTTCCATTGATAGGTGTTGCCGGACTGGGCTCTGATGGGTTGGTGCTTGACTTGGTCAGTCATCCATTCCCAAAGGGCTTCGATCTGGTGTTCTTTAGTCTTTGAATCAGGGTAGATATTGGTCGGCTCGTAGCCTTGGTCGAAATCAAACCAACTTCGCCACATAGTGTGAACGTCGTCGATGATCGAGTGAAGGGCTTTATGGTCAAAGCCTGACCAGTCAGCGGAGATAACCCCATTTAGCTGGGATCGTGAATGGAGATGGTTGTACATCTTAAGCCATCCTCCTCTGATTGTTTCAAACCCCCAGAGCATTGGTGATCTGACGTTACCATTGAGATATTCTTTCTGGAGTGGCCAGATGAACATGTTCTCAGCCATTAGTAATAGCTTGGGTACGCCGAATACGGCTCGGTTCTTGGGTGGTTTGTCTACCTTAGTAATGTGGGCACGGGTGTGGAGCGACGCAAAATAATACGGTCGCGGAATCTTGCGAAAGTTGACAGTAGACCAAAATGGTGACATCTTCCTCTTGATGGAGTGAATATGTTGACGGTTGATATGGAATATCTCGTTGTAGAGATTATGAAAC